TTGGTTCACTTACATCGGCGGCACCCCCACGACCAACAACGCCGAAATCGCCACCTACTACCGCACCGACTCCTAACGTCGCCGCACCCATGCCTTACAAATTCAACCCTTTCACCAACGCGCTCGATTACTTCGAGTCCGGGGGTGGTGGATCGTCTGCCTTCTTCGCAGGCGAGGTGGCAACCTATGCGGATCTCCCGCTCGACGGCAGCGCCGCGCTAAATAGCCGCTGGCTGGTCCGGTCAAATTCTGGAACGTGGCCCTTCTCGTCCTACAAACAAGCTGGCGTCTATGTGCGCAAAGCCATCGTTGGTGCCTCACGCGACAACGACTACCAGCTCACCGACACGTCCTTCTTCGACGTGATGAGCGACAGCGCATTCCTCATCTACGACAACGGAGACGCCACCAAGAATCTAAAGTTCCAACTCTCCGGCATCTCCTCGGGCCAGACGCGGACTTTAACCGTCCCCAATAGCTCCGGCACCATCGCGCTGACCGGCCAACTCACCGACACCCAAATCTTCACCGCCAACGACACTTGGACAAAACCCGCCGGAGCCAAGATGGTGCATTACATCCTCATTGGCGGCGGCGGTGGTGGCGGCGGCGGACGCCGCAGTGACGCTTCCACGGCGGCCTTTGGCGGTGGCGGCGGCGGTGGTGCGGGCGTTTCCATAGGCTGGATCAACGCCGATTTCCTTGGCTCGACCGAAACCGTGACCGTCGGCGCAGGGGGTAGCGGTGGTGCAGCGAGAACCGCGTCAGACAACAACGGAGCCAATGGAGCATCTGGCAGCAATAGTAGCTTTGGATCTTTTTTAGAGGCGCGAGGAGGACTGCTTGGTTCTGGAGGAACCACAACAACAGGCACTCGCGGTTCATCTACTCCTGCGCGCGGAGCATTCTACGGAGGATCTCAGGATAGCTCTGCGGGCGGCGGCGGCGGATCTGCTGATGCAACGGGAGGCACGGGCGAGAACAGAATGTCCATGCCAAGCGGCGGTGGTGGCGGAGCGGGAAAAAGTGCGGCTGGAGCTTACGGAACCGCCGGTGCAAGCGCGGCCGTTGGACTTATTGGAACTGGACAAAGAACTGGCATTGCTGCAACCGCCAATGCGGCAGGCACGGCAGGCACAGGGTTTTTCTACTACGGACTTGGCGGATCGGGCGGCAGCGCCAACTCCTCCACAGGCGCAGCCAACAAAGGCGGCGATGGCGGTCTTTACGGTGCGGGCGGCGGCGGCGGATCTGGATCGCTTAATGCGGCGGGCGGCGACAACAGCGGCGGTGCAGGCGCCCAAGGCGTTGTTGTCATAACCACTTACTTCTAATGACCGAGAAATACGCCATCCTCGCTCAACCCGCCGGACACCTCGTCAACGTCGTCCTCTGGGACGGCGACACCGCCAAGTGGCAACCGCCCGCCGGAACATCCGCCGTCCGCTTGGCCGACATCGACCTCGCCACACTTCCGCCCGCACCGTCACCGGAAGCCGAGCCGATCACCGCCGAAGAACACCTCAAATCCGTCGGCCTCGGCGGCGAACGCCAGCCCACGTTGCTTTATCTCCGCCAGTCCCTCGCCGCCGCCGGCCAGCAAAGCCCCGAGCTGGACGCCATCGAGCAATACTTGCAGCAGATCCTCGCCATCTTCGCGTCCGATCCAAGCCCCCGCAACGACTGGCCGCAGCCGCCCAGCACCTTCGAAACCGCCGTGCAGTCCGCCATGCAAACTCTTAACCCCTTAGTGCCTTAGTGTCCCCGTGAGAACCGTAACTTTACAAAGCATCCTCTTGAGAGCCTGGCAGAGAGTCGGCAACGACGCCTCATCCATCTCCAACATCCCGAGCGGTGCGCAGACCATGCTCGTCGCCGCGGCGAATGACGCCATCGAGCAATGCTGGACCTGGGCGGATTGGCCCGAGCTATGCCGCATCGAGGAGCGCACCATCCAGGGCAACGAAACCACCGGGTTTTATCTCGACTACGAACAGTCCGGCGAGACGCCGATGGGGGAGGTCTTCAAGATCTACCGGGACAACCCCAATACGCACGCGGCCCCGCGAGAAATGTCATACACCCTCTTGGGCGACAGCATCCGATTCCCCGAAGGCGACATCCCGACGACCGCCTGGGTCCGCTACCGCACGCGCCCCGACACCTACACGACGAGCAACCTCTCGGCCGCCGTCCCGTCCGTGCTGAGCAAGGCCGTCGGTTATCTCCTGACAGCCTCGCTTCTCGAAGAAGATGGCCAGCTCACGAAATCAACGCTCATGGAGGAGAAAGCCATGAATGAATTAGTGACCGAACGCGACAAATTCTACTTCCAGCAAAACCAACCCCAAGCCTGGACCGCCCTCATCAACTACTACTGACCTTCACACTCAAACATCATGCACCCTAACGTCCGCACAACCAACCGCCAGAACGGCAGCGTCCTCATCGCCAACACGAACCAAGTGACCGGCGAATTCGTCAGCATCGACAGCCTGGACAACGCCACCAAATTCGAAGTCCTGACCGGCAACGCCACCGGCATCGCCAACGCGACCAGTGGCAGCGCCACCGCCATCCCGGCCGGCACGACCATCGACGGCATCTTCACGTCCATCAAATTGCACGCCGGCAGCGTGATTGCTTACCGCAAGTGAGCAGAGACTAAGAGCTGAAAAGACCAATAGACGAAAGACCCGAACCGATGAGCTTGCAGTATTTTCATCACAACTTCAGCACGACGGAAAAAGGCGTCATCGGAACGGCCACGTCTATCGGCTCCTCGGCGTTTTCTATGCTTCCCCATTTAGAGACGACTCTCAGGGTCGCCGGACTTTGTGTCGGCCTCGCGGTCGGCATCGTCACCCTAATTTCGGTCCTTCACGACCTTCGGAGAAAACAAAAGGAGAACAAGTAATATGAGAAACTGGAAAACGAACCTGCTCGGAGCACTCACTATCATTGCCAGCTTGTCCACGGCCGGACGCGAATTTCTGGCCAGCGGCACAATCCCTGACCTCGGCCTCGTCGGCGCAAGTCTACTCGCCGGATGGGGATTGCTGATGGCGAAAGACCACAACGCTCGGCTCTGACTCCATGCCCGCCCGGATCACAAAACTCGTTGCAGTTGCGATCCTCGCCGCATGCTGGGCTGTCGCTGCGGCTGGCTGCGTGACGCTCGGCTACGACTTCATTAGGCAGCAAGCCACCGTCACGTTCGACGCGAAAACTGTCAAAGAACCCAAGTGATCCCAAAGAACAGGCCGCAGCAAAAACGCGCAGACACCTTGAAGCAACTCGCTGCTCTCAAGGTGAGTGACCCGGTCTGTCTTGTGGGGATTCGCGGCTACTTCCGGGACAGCATGGGGGCGAAGGGCAAGAATGACGTCGGACTTTTTGATGACGCAATTATCTTGGTCTCGCCCAACGCGCACGTTGCCTGGAATGCCAACGTCGATCCAAGTCGTCTCGGGTGGAACGCCAAGGCAGGCAAGCCCATGGCGCAACTCAAGCCCGGCGTGTATCGCTACCGCCTGGGCAAACACGGCATCAATCGCGGGAATCCCTATCCGGCGCTCGTCCAGGCGGGGCCGGTGACAGTCTATCGCGGCGCCGAGGAAGAGACCGGATGGTTCGGCATCAACATCCACGCCGCCGGCGGCAGCGCCACCACGGCACCCCGCTCTACCTCATCCGAAGGCTGCCAGACAATCCCCGGTCGCTACGGCCTCCGCGGCAGCCAATACGACAGCTTCATCTCCCTGGTCGCCTCCGAACTAAAACGCAACAACGCCAAGACTGTCAGCTATGTGCTGACCAGCCGGAAGGATGCCGTCTAATGGCATTAGAGAGTCCAGTGCAGCGCGATGGTGACGCCGGTTTTATCGGTTTCGCTTCTCGCTTGAACCCGCTGACGCTTCCCGCCGGAATGCTGCAAGACAGCGTGAACATGCGCTTGGATCGCGGAGTTGCGCAGACTCGCAAAGGCGCCAAACGTCTCGCCGATGCCATCAGCACGGCGGACGAGCCGCTCACGCTTTCTTTTGACCTCGCGGCGGACAAAGCCATCAGCACGATCACCCGCAGCGGCACGCTCGCCACCGTGACCACAACCGCCGCACATGGCTACACCGGCACGCCTACAGTCAACATCCGTGGGGCGACCGGCGTGGATGCTGCGCTTTACAACGGCGACTTCGTGATCAGCTCCCCCAGCGGCACGACCTTCCAATACACCATGACCGGCACGCCGACAGCTAACGCTACCGGCACACTGCTCGCCAACAAGGGTCCGCTGGTCAAGACGACTTACACCGGCGGCATCTTCGCTTCGGGCGTGTTTGCCAGCCGCAACTACGACAACGCCAACGAGTATATCGTCATGTGCGGACCCGACAGTGCTTACCTCTGGCGCAATGTTTCGCCGACCGACACCGTTGTCACGGTGGGCTATCCCAGCTCGCCGGACGAAACCGTGGAGGCGACTGACACGGTCTCGGTGGTTCAGGCTTACGACCGGCTTTATATTCTCCGCGAGGCGGCGCTGTCTGGCAACTACGCGCAAAAGGTGACCAACGCCACGGGCATCGCGGTGAGCGGCACGACAGCGACGGTCAACGTGAACACCCACGGCTACCCCCAAGGCGCCACAGTCCGCATCGAGGGCAGCACCACGCCAGCCTTCGACGGCCATGAGTTCCGCGTGCTCGGCACCAACCTCAACCCCAACAGCTTTGAGATCACCGTCCCGACCGGCACCGCCGCCCATGCCGTTGCCGACATCCGCGTCCGCCGGGTCAAGCCGCCGCTCTACTGGACCGGCACCGGCAGCTTCGTCCGCGCTGCGGCCGGTGTGCCCGCCGAAGGACCGACCTACAAGCGTATGCGCTCGGTCGGCTGGGCAAGCTACATCCAGAACCGGCTCATTATCCCTGACGGCCGCGATCAAGTTGCCATCAGCGAT